TTTTACTGCATCTGCACAATTTAATGATATTTCTCTGTCTTCCACTCTAAGACCATAACTATTACTTTGAGTCATCCCTGTCAAAGCAGTATTAATTCCAACAGCAGTTTGTTCAACTGCCACTTTTTGACTTCTTATATAATCTTTTTGTTTACTTTTTAAGTCAGTTTTTTTAAGGGTAGAACTTACAACCACGTTAGATTGACTAGTTCTTAATCCATTAATAGTCACTACTTGACCATCAGAACTTAATACAAACTGATCTGATGTCAAAGGTTCAATCGCACCATCACTATAGTGAACAGAGTATCTTTCTTCATCAAAATTTTCATAAAAAGCACTTGATATTCCACTTGCTGATAGATCGAATGTACATACTCCACTTCCATCAGTAGACTCACCAGTAACATTTGTTCCCACTATAAGATTTGCACTTGATAAATCAATATCCGAAACATTTTTATTATCTAATTCTGCATATAAACCTTTATTATCTTGTAATTTTACATTTGGAACACCAAAAGCAAATGTTGTACTTAATTTTGTAGTATTTAATGCTCCATTGCATATTCCTGTTATACTAGGAACTGCAGAAAGAGTAACACTTAATCCATCAGATGATACTGTTTCTATTCGATTAAATCTTTCAACTGTCTCTCCTGATGGAGTATACCTCAATATAGTTCCAGTACTGACTCCTACAAAATTAAAAGAACCATTTGTTGTTGCACCTGCACCAGTTATAGTAATTTTATCAGAATTACTAAAGTTTGGAGAGATAACTCTATTTAAAACAGTGTCGGATGTAAAACTAACTCCGTAACCTGATACTGCGCCACTATTTTGAAAAATGCCCTTTACATCTTGTATTCCAAACGTTTTTTGCGATTTTACGGAAACACTAAAAGCGATATCTTCATTTACAATTAATTGTTCACCTGCCATAAATTGACCAGTGACATCACTGAGATGAATTGAATTTGTACCACCAGATACAACTGACACATAACCAGTTGCACCACTACTTAAACCTCTTACAAATGATGTCTGGGGAACTTCTGTATTTGATATGTTTTTATTAAGTAATAATTTTGTAAATATTTGAACATCAAACAAGTGTAAATCCCACTCAGTAGTATCACCACTGTAGGCAGCATCAGACACTGCAAACGAATAAATTCTCGCCTCACCTATTTTATCTCCAGGTTGCTCATTATCTGCAGTGGTTCTCTTATTATAAAGTTCGACAAGTGCTGTATCATCATTTATATTAGGTGCAGGTACACCAGAAACATGATTTACTTTGAAAATAGTTCCCATTTGATATGGAACTAGTGCGTTTTCAACTGATTGTTTATCTCTTGGTTTGTCTACATCAATGAGTGTGGATGAATCTAATTCTATATCATATCCTTGTACGTATGCTTTTCCTGATGATACTTTAACAACCATTATATCATCGTCAGGTATGTTACCATTGTCAGTGAATTCACCTGTTCTGTAAACACCATCTCCAGAAATACCATCATTCAAACTATTTAAAACATCTAGTTTAAAGTCATCTAATGAATAATTACCAGATTCCTCAAAGGTTCTTTTTGCAAAGTAATCTCGAATTAAATTATACTCAGTTTCAGAATTTAATACTTTTATTTCACCATTATCAATTCTAAGTAATTCTATAAAATTAGTATCATTAGTATCTGTTAATGCTTTTTTAGCAAGAGTGGTAGTAATTTTTAATCTATCAGCACCTGGTGCTGCGAAGTTGGAGAAGCCCCTTGCATTATCATAAAGTTGACTATCCTCTTTTGCTGTTATAAATTGCTCATCTATATTAAGACCAACTCTATATGATACACCTTGTTGATCATATGGTTCTAATAATATCTTACCAGCTGGAACTTCGACAAAATTACCTCTTATGAAAAAGACACCAGCACCTAATTTTGCAGCTGTTCCAGTAAAACAAGATTCATCATCAATTAGTTTTAGTACTGTTTCACCTGCATTTATGGATGTATTTCCATATACGAATGTTTCATTAACTATTAAATTTTCACCATTGTCTGGGAATAATGCTTCATTATCAGGACCTGAGTTTAAATATTTTACAAAAATTGTTAATTGGTCTATCTGGTCACTATCTTCTGGATATAAGTAATCGTCTATTACAACACTGACACCTGTAGTTTGACTTGTTAATGTTAAACCTTTTAATTCATCCAAATATAAACTTACTGGAATCCCTAAATGTTCAGGTTCAATTATCATTGAATAATATTCTTGATCATAGGCAATGTTACCTGGAATGACCATTGAACCATCTTTGAACATATGTGATCCAAAAGATTCAATTTGATTTTGAAGAATTGACTGTAAAGTGCTTAATTCTCTTGCCTGAACTGGGAATCCAGGTTTAAACAAAACTTTATAAAATTGATCATTAGGATCAAAATCATCATAATAAGGACTTATATTTAAATTTGTTTTTTGTGCCATTTTTTAAAATTCCAAGATGATTTTGATGTCTTCTTTTTGTCTTGAGTTTCTTGTTATAGTTGCTCTATTGTCAAGATAAACTACTTCACCCGACCCTTTATTTATCTCTGGATTAGCAAGACCATTTTCAAAGTTAACTCCTAAAGATATAACTTTATTTCCTTCTGGATTTGTGCTAATACCACTAAAGTTTTGATCTACAGATGCTTGAAACCCACCTGCAGCATTGATTTTTTCTGCACTTGATTCAAAATCAAGAACTTTAGCTTCTGAAGTTATGTTGTTATAATCAGTTTGATCACCAGTGGTATCATTAAAGTATAAGGATCTATCTTGATAATATTTAAGGACGTTTGTATCACTATCAAATGATACTATATAACCTTTTGCTGTTCCATCAGTAACGGTTTGAGTTATTTTTTCACCTATAACAGGTGTTCCTGTTGGTGAAATAACTTTAATTGCATTTACTGATGAAAATTGATTAGCAGTGAATGTGATAGTTGAACCAACACCATTAATTGTTGGATTTTTTATAATACTAATTTGTGCAAATTTTGTATCAGTTGGAAAATCTTTAGTTGAATCATCAAATCTTGCATAAACTAATAACTTATCAGTTCCTAATTCTTTATATAAATCATAACCATGTCCTCTTGATGGTGGTATAATTGGCACTAATTTTGCTCTGACCTGAACCGTGGTATTTTTTTGCACAGGTCCTAAATCAACCATACCATAAGTATATCCTGATCCACCAGATGATACATTAGTTTTTGTAATTTTACCTTCACTATCAGTATCTATAACTACTTTTGCACCAGTTCCATCACCAATTATATCACACTCAACTCCTGACTGATTTTGAGTATATCCAAAACCTTGCTTTTCAATATAAACTTTTCTTATCTGATTATTGTTTATTGTTGAATCACCATTCTCTCTGACTGATTGTATTTGAGTTGTGGTAGCAGTTGACCAATTACTAGGAACTGAAATGTACTCTGTTGAGTCAAACTTTATAATATCGTTTGGAGGAACAGTGAATAAGTATTTCCAAATATATCCGTCACCACTCTCACCTGCTCTTGATGGTTCAAGATCTGTAAAAACGGGTTCGTCTTGAGATGCATTACCAGTGGTCAAGATACCAGTAGATCCATTATCAATACAAACATAAACATCAAAATTTTGATTCATTACATAGTAACTGGAATCATATAATCTAGATGATCCCGTAATAGGGGATGGATTTTTAAGACTGTAATCATGACGATACATCTCATATTTTGTTCCCTGTGACCAATTTCTTCTAGTTATTAATCTTCTTACGTTATCTGTTGTTACTTTTTTACCAAAAGTCATTGTATCACCAACATGATTTGAATAATTGAAATTATCCAAAGGATTTGGTGTTTGTGTATTCCACTCCTCACTTCTTCCAAAACCAACAATAGGTGTTGTTGGGTTTACAAGTCCAACCACAACATAGTAAGAATTAGCAGAGTTTTCAACAGTCTCTACAAAGTTATTTGCGTTAAGAATTCTAAATTGATCAGTTACGATTGCAGCCATATCATTAGCTTTTTTCTATATTTATACTAGGGGAGATCCTTTCTTAAAGCACCAGTGTCTCTAAGTCCAAAATCTCTTCTTTGAATTGTTGGAAAAGTTGAAATCCCAGAATAAAGAGTTTTACCTGTTACCCCAATTGAAATGGGATTAGCAGATCTAACAACACCACCTCCAGTTAATCTTCCCCATGAGAATCTACCACTGATAGATCCTGTTGATGTAACTACACCTGTTGTATTTACACCAG